ATTAGGATCCCAACCAGAGCGTTCGCCTTCTGATTCATAACCTCTGGGATTGCACACAATGCGTGTAGATCCAATACAATAGTCAGAGGTGTTATGCACATGACCGTGCGTCCATAGCACAATCTCTGGATGATCTAAAATAAACTCACTGAGATCACTGGCATAGGCCTGATTCACATGATGGTCATGACGATACTTTTCATGTATGCTCAAATAGCTTGGAGCATGATGACCAACTACAACAACCTTTTTGCCAGCATTTGTTGACCGCAGGTTATCAATCGTAGACTTAAAATATTCCAGAGTCTCGCGGTGACGCCCGACGGTAGTGGCTGGCCTAAGCTTTGTATAGGCATTTAGATCGTTGCGTACATATTTAAAATCATTGATTGAATCGCCGATGATCTGCATAGACACAGGGTTAGCTTTACCGCAGTCAGTCCACACTGTGGCACCAAGGAAAACAACATTGTCAATTTCAAACGACTGCTTTTCTAAAAAATGCACGTTTGGAAAATTGTTGCATTCAGATTCAAGTGTAGTTAGAGTCTGCATCCACTTACCATGATAAAACTCATGGTTGCCAGCAACATAAACAACATGTGGAAACTGAAAACTGCAACGCTTTAAAAAGTTTCTAAAACGCAATGCAAGAGCTTGCGTTCGCCCCAGCTTCCAAAATACTTCTGGATCTTGCGGACGATCTGCTTCAGTAATATCATGGTCATGTAGATATTCTGCAATTGCAATATCACCACTGAGAATCAGCACATCGGCACCAGAATCATTGGTAATGTTGATGTCGCTGAATTCAAGATGAAGATCACTGACTACCTGAATTTTCATTAGATACCTTAGATTCCATTACAATCTAACTATAACATAATATTTGGTCTTATGCAAGAGATGATTTAGATTCTAATAACATAGTTTGGAAAACGTTCAATACTGCGATCCATTAGTTCTTCAAACCGATCAACATCAATCCAACCTTTGATCACTACTAGTATTTTGCGATGGCCTTCAATGTAATCTGCTGCATGAAGGTAGTCTTCGTTGTTCCAGGCAAAGGTGTTTGATTCTGCTGGTAAATGAACATAGTATCGTTCATTGTCTGGGATTTTAGCTTCTTCATTTGGCTTATATTTTTTATGACAGGCAAGCCAGAAGGTCTCTCTTGGATTTTTATCGTCAATCATCACGCGAATTTCTGTGGGAAATCTTAGATAAGGACTTAGTGACGATGGCATGTTGTCGTCGCGGTGTAGGCGTATTACAGTGTGTGAACTCCAGAGACGAATAGATCTTGTTTTAACAAATGGTAAGGATTCTAATAGATTTGAAATTAGTTTTGGGTTTGCCTCTATCATTGGCTGGCAAATTTTAGTTCCCCAAGCCCCAAGTGTGTATAACTCTGGCAGCTCAAATAAGCTTAAACCATCCCATTGTGTAAGATCCATCTCAGGTGCAGCAGCACCTACTGCACCACGGTCAAGATGCTGTCGCCAGACTTTTTGATTTTCGCTATTCCAGATTTCCCAGAAATCAGACCACGAATCAGGTTCAAAGCGCGGAATATCAAAAGGTAATGCAGCAATACCCTGATACTTTTCAATAAGTTTTGGACATTTATCCAAGCTTACTAGATTCTTTAGAGATTGCTGATCAACAGTCATTCTTCTAATAGGTGCCTTTTTTCTTTGACATTTTTAAATTCTTCTGCAGACTCTAGTGCAGGCCTGCGTCGAGTAATAGTTGGCCAAGTTTTAGCAAGTCTAGTATTAATTTCAACCCATTGCGGATCTTTTACATTGTTTTCGTCCACAATTGCTTCAACCGGGCATTCAGGAATGCATACACCACAGTCAATGCATTCATCTGGATCAATTACTAGAAAGTTTGGACCTTCCTTAAAGCAATCAACAGGGCAAACTTCAACACAATCAGTATACTTACATTTAATACAAGCTTCAGTTACATAATGACTCATCGGTGAGTACCCCAATTATCCTTTTGTGCTTCCTTAGATGCTGGGCGTTGGCTGGATTCAACTAGATTTAGCAACGCACGATAGCTATTCCATGCTTCGTTTACCATGTCGTTATCAGTTAATTGTGTAGGAAACAAATCAGCCCATACGCAGTCACCACTGACAGCACCGCGATAAACATTGTAATTTCTAGGTTGATGTACACGGCCACTGTTTATTAGTTCATTGGCTACATAAAGACATTCTTCGTAATCAAGTCCTTGTAGATAGTCTCTATGAGTCATATAAGTCTTGATACAAAGTTCAACTTGATTTTTGTTTTCGATCTTGGTGCTGGCAATGACTACAACAACATCACTAATGTCAACTAGACCTTTAACGATGTCACGTATACAACGACCAAAGCTAAAACCTACTTTCACAGTGTACTTCTGCTCCACCAAGATTCCCAGGGAAAATCAATCCAAACGTCATGATCTTTTTTATTAATACTACGTCCAGCAAAGTCACAGTTTTCGCTGCTGGATTCGTTGTCAATTAGACTAGCCCAGCGAATACTGTCGCCCCAGAAGTTATCAGCAAAATAAGGATCAACACCGCGTACACTTGCTGACCAATCTTCGCGCAACCATTTTTGAGTAGCACCAGTATCATTGATATCATCTACAATGAGAATCTTCTTGTCCTCATTGAGAACTAGCTCAGGCGCCCAGGCCAGCGATTCGCATTCGCCATCTTCATCGCGTAGGCTTACCTTAACAGTTTCGTGCGGAATTTCAAGGTAATGACTAAGCATTACAGATGCTACTAGTCCGCCTCGTTCAACACCAATGATCATGTCTGGCTTCCAGTTTGCCAGCTGTAGCTTTCTGGCAATTTCCTGCACAAGACGCTGAACTTCCTGCCAATCAAGTTTAATTACTTCAGTCATTGTTATCTCCGTTTAGTGAATCTGGACCGCTTAGCAGTCGCTCCATTGCTTTGTATTCATCATAAAGCTGCTTGAGCATAGGATATTTTTCATGCATTTCAAAATTTGGAGTTAAAACCAGCAAACGCTTTTTTACAACATCCATAAATTCAGCAAGCTCGTCAATGTTAATTCTTGCACCTTTTGATGTTTGAATGACATTTTTGCCAGCGTCTACATTTTGAAAAACTGAATTATAATTAATTGAATCAGTATTGTCGGTAATATAAACCATTTGATTATCAAATGAATCTACGCTGCCAATATTAACAACACTACTAAGAACATCATTACCACTATAGCCATAGGACTGTCCTGCAGCCATGTTATCATATAAACTATTATCAGACACCCCGGTGATTGTTACAGTAGATCCACCAGTTACACCTGAATTAATAGTGATAGTTTCCTCATCGTGCATTTTTTGGAAAAGCAGATTGTCAAACCACTGATCGTTGACTACATTTGCTTTTGCTTTTTCTTCCATGATTTATTTTACCTTTCTTTAATTATATACTTTTCTAAGCTGATTGTCAATGCCTGTATTTAGATTAAACCACCAATTTTCAATGGGTGAGTCATTTATAAGTTATTATTACAAAGATTGACTCTTAATTTTTAATTTTCTTATGCTCAACCCTTCATGTTTTTAAGTTTTTAGTAAATATATGCATGGCAAATAACATCTATTCTTCTTTTTATTTGTATTACATAGTTTATGAAACCATCTGTCAGTGCAACCAGAAGATTTATATTGGGTGTCATGCTACCAATGATTTGCATGATGGATATCTTGGATCTGGCTCTTTACTTATTAAAGCAATTAAGAAGTATGGAAGAAATAATTTCTCTAGAAAAATCTTACATCAATTTAACAACCCTAAGGATATGTTTAATAAAGAACGAGAACTAGTAACAGAGGATTTTATTAAATCAGGAAAATCATATAACCTTGTTGTTGGTGGGTCTGGTGGATTTAAGGTGCTAGATGTTAATGATTGGAAAAGCAAACTTAAAGAATCAAGTTCTCAACGAAAAAATAAACAGCCAATGCTGGGTAAGACACATTCAGAAGAAGCCAAAGAACGTATATCATCAGCTAACAAAGGAAAGACCCCTTGGAATGTTGGATTACCTGGAACTTGGAATGGTCGCAAGCATAGTAAAGAAAGCAAACAAAAAATTTCTCAAAATAGAAAAGGTTTAACAGCTGGAAAAAACAACCCAATGTATGGTAAAAGTGCAGCAGCTGGAAGGAAATGGTACCATGATGGTGTCAAATCTTATTATCTTTTTCCAGAAGATCCTGCTACTGCAACTTTAATCATCGGTCGCTTAAAGAAACCATCCTCATAAATTCTGCTCTAACTGAAGGATCTGTTTTAAAACATCAACCAAGTTTTGAGGTTACAGTCGAGCTGCCTGTATCTTCGACTCCTCTACTAC